AACCGTAGAGAATCTCCGATTGGGAATGGATATCTACGTAAAGTTATTAATCTGTTATTTGGAATCTTTCCGTAGTATTTACAGTACATGAAGTCAGTATACGAATAAGGTTGAAAGCCTATAGGAGTTGCAGCAGAAACCTCTGCTCCCCATGTAATTAATCGACCTGCCGTTGGATTAGATAGAACGTCAGTTGATACTTTATTAAAATTTCGAGCAGCTGACGTAACTGCCGAATCTGCATTTTGATAGAATCTAATTCGAGCTTCAATCTCTTTTACGAGCTCGTCCTTTCCATCTATTTTTGCGGCTCGTTTGTCCTTTTCTAATGAAGAAACTCAAAGTAACGTATTTGCTTGCGATGAGGCCACGTATTCTTGATCAGACTTTAAATGACTTGAAAATCCAATGAAATGTCCCTCGGCTCGATACGATGCGCCGGCGTTCAACGGCGCATACTGGAACACCGTAAACTTATTGATTATTGAACTTACATTATGCTGTAAATAACCTTGATTATTTGGACCAAGTAAAGAATCTCCAATTTCAAATGGTGTCTTTGCCTTATTATTTGCAAGCGCCTCCATATAGTTGACACCTGCGAAAGCTTTTGATATTATTAATGAATTTATTGGTTCTTCTGGCATTAAATACGAATCATTTTAGTTTATTTATCGCAGAAAATAAAAAAGGAAGACATCAAGTCTTCCTGCATTTAGTATTGTTAAGAGGCAGATTACCCCCATTCTCCAATTGTGAATTCGTAACTGAACTTGCTAGAGTCAAATGATTCATGCATATTGACCTCAATTGAGGTTGGTTCAATTGGAAACGGCTGTCGTGCATCGTCCCATTCAAATCTATCCCCAATATTATCATCAATTATTTCAAAGTAGGTAGTCACAGTATCATCGTTAGATTCATCCCAGGTCTCAACTTCAAGAGTCATTGTGATCTTTTTAGGAATGAAGAGCATGTTATCAATACCAGATTCATCCCACATCAATATTATATCATACTCAAGCTTAGCATTTCGGGCAGAAACATATTCAATTTCTGAGGTACTTGCAAAGCCCATTGACCTAAGTTCGCTATCTTCTTCTGGAGATATTCCAAGATTATCATTTTCCATTACTTTTGGATGGTCGTATATGCTAACTTTACCGCTTTCAAATGCCTTTGTTAGAATTTCAGGTTTTCTGTATGAATACTGAGCCCATTTAAGCTGCTCAGGACCCTTATTAGATTCTTCTATTAGATAAGATTTAAACGACTCGAGTGCCTTTGCCATTACTTCTTTGGATTTTCTCTTTTTATTAGATCAGCAAAAGACATTGCATATCTTTCGTTAATTCTCTTTTTGCTCGATCTGCTCGTTTTTTCAGCTGCAGCTTTTCTGCTCTTGACCAATTCAATATTGTCTAAATAAAGACCAGGGACAACTGCAATTCTTTCGCCATTGTAATCAATTGGTTCATCCAGTTCAACTTCAAATCGGTCAACGTCAGGCTCGTAGCTATTTTGGTAAATCTCAGAAATGGTACCGGTTGTACCGTCAACCATTTCAATGACGCCATTTTGTAGCTCTTCCGCGTCCGCCTTAATCATAATTCTGTCTCCGATTGAGAATTTCATACTGGTTCCTTTTTAATTTTTAAAGTTAGTGTACCGCTTCCCTTGATTAGCCTATGCCATTCATGTCTGGGAATCAATATATTATTATTTAACGAGACCGGTAGTGCATTATCTAATTGGATCATCCAGTCCGTATCATTTTCTGAAATTATCTCTCTTGTCTCATCATCACGATGCCACTTTAATTCTATTGGATCAATATTTTGAGAAAATTCTCTGACTAGGAATCCGTTCTCTTCCTTGATATTTACGTAAGGCTTTTCCATATTACCAAAAACCTGGATAAGTTTTACCGCCCCATAGATGAGCGTATCGGTTAATTCTGCATGCCCAGTAGCCGGCTTTTGTTCTGTCATTTTTTAGGTGACATTGGTGTCTTGCTGCGAAACTTTTACGGGCTTTAGGATTACTTACTTTTGCAGTTAATCCGCCGTGTACATCGCCAAACGCAATCTTTTTAACTCTTTTTGTTTTTGGATTGATAACGTAAACGTAGTACTTCTTTGTTCCGCCTCTCATAGGTTTACCGATCTCGACCTTCTTGCCTTTGTATTCGGCTTCAAATAAGAAGTCTAATGGAACAATCTCTCCTCGATACTCGCCGAATCTTCCAAGATCAGTCTCTTCAAACAGAAGCTGGTCGATTCCAGTAAGTTCAATCTCTCCTCGGTCGTATGCTGTTCTAGCTTCAGCCAGGAGTTCAAAATGAGCTTGGCTTGCTGGGCGATATACTGACTCTGCTATTGAGAGGCCTTCATTGATGTGATATAGTAGACTTTCGGACATTGGGTCAAGATCCGGATTTGGAATTTTGTTCCATGATCTTTCAGCATTAACTCCTCTTCCTCTAGCTAGTTTAATCTCATGGGCTACTTGCTTTAGATACACTAAGGCTTCTTCATAGTCTCCACTACTCATTAACTCATCAATTTCCTCGGCTTCTTCTTTATCTAGTTTTGCCATGTAAACGACTGCATGCCTTTGAGCATTGAATTGACATCTCATTGCCATCATGCCTACTGTGTGATTAAATTCTTTTGTAACCGAATCACTATCTTCCTTTGAAATGATTCCCATATCAAGTAGTTCAGTAGCGGCTTCCATTTCAACATCACTAGGCGCCTTCATGAATGACTCTAGGCCTTTACAATCGGCAATACCGTAGTACCATTCAGCTTGTGAATTTCTGAATGATTCATTGAATTGGCCAAATGATTTTACGAGTCCTTTCATATAAATTATTCTTTAGTTAATGTACCTCCGCACTCGCATACATCACCTTCATTGATGACTGCTGCCTCATACGAGATTCCACATTCATTACATTTGTAACTTCCCTCGGCCATGTATTCTGCATTACCTGGATTATCTGAGAATCTACCATTATGCTCAGATCGCTCTTTCCCAGAAGAGTCTTTATCATTAGGACCGAAGTTTTTTAATTTAGCTAAATTCTCTGCTCTGGCTTTAGGATCATAATCTCCCATAGTTCCTTTTACGTTCGTATGAGGTGCTGACGTAATATCTCTATCGTGGATACCTTCTTCAACTTCCTCAGTCATTTCACCGATTAAGAAATTAGCAACCTCTTCCATATCGTCCTTTGAAGTAGCGATATGATCTACTGCCCAACTGTGTCCATTCTTTAAAATTTGATCAACTTTTAACGGATCCATTTTTAACATGATCTCTGCTAATCTATGAACGGTTTCCAAGTTTCCAAAGAACATGTAGTTCTCAGTTTCATGGTGATCATCATGATCGATTTTAGCGGCTGGGTGTTGCTGCATATCAGCGTTTGGTGCCTGGTGAGGCATCATTTCTTGATCGTCATGATCATTAAAGAAACTTTCGAATGTTTTAACAATTCTCATTTTATTATCTGTTATTTTGTTCTTTTATAAAATCTGCGAATCCCAACACTAGTGGAGATTTCTTCTTTTTCTTTTTGGTATTTCCGCCTAGCGAAACGAATTTGTCTCCTGATCCTAATGTTGTTTGAGTAGGTGGAGTGATTGGACCCATTGAACCAATTGATCCTGGTACCTGTGGAGTAACACCAGGCGCTTCGCCATCCTCTGTTACTGCTTTCGGTTTAGGTTCATCAACTACTGACGTATCTAAAATAAAGAGTCTAGTGAAAGCATCCGCTTTCATTTCTCCTTCTCTGCCCTTGACCGCTTTACCAACCGCCTTAGCTGTAGTATTTAAGGTTTTTGCGTATAGAGTATGTAGATGTTTACCGGTCTTAGCGAAAGCTTGACCAGCTGCAGTATTTCCAGTAGTATCCTCTCCAAATACAAGACCCATTAAGGCTTGAGAGGCTTTTCTAAACTTCATTACCTTTGTATCATCGGCTATTTGCTTGCCAGTAACCGGAAGAGCAGTCCTTTCATATAAAGGTAATTTCTTATTGAAATCGTAATGGATTCCTTTGTATTTCTGGGTTTCAAATTCTTTGCTCTTTGCTCTCTCGATGAGACTCTTTTGAATTCCGTCCACCATTCGAACTAAATATTCCT